TGTAATCTTTGACACCCTCTAAAGATATACCATCATTTTCCTCATATGGTGCCCCATAAAATTTATTATCTTCAAATTTATAAGTGTATCCATAGTTCTCGCAGAAGGATACGATCTTATCTAATAAACCAACATAAATTTGTTTGGACCGCATGTCAAAGAGATGTATCTCTCCATTCCAGTTCCTACCACGATACTGTGGCATAAATTTTGCATTAGGAACCTCAAACTTAAAATGATCTCTAAGTTCGTATTCAATATGAGGTTCAGTATTGATCTTTAGAAATACTTCATTAGATTTTGATATAACAAGATTAGCTGTTGTATCAATCACATAGATCCATTCATCTAATGATATTTATCACATATTTTCAAACTTATATTCTAATATCATTCTATAGAGAGAATCTCTCAAGTACCAAAGATGCTGTTGTTCCATCGGATGTCTTGATGGAGATCCCTCCCAAGTTTCAATACGTTTTATCACACAATGATGTAAGAGATGAATATCCTCAATAGTAAGACTGACTTGATAATCATATTCATCTGAAGGATTAAATTCTTGTTCCATTATTTTGCATTATCAAAAGTATGAGTAAGAATTATCCTATAAAATAAATCTCTCATTACAATTAAATTTTCTTGTTCTGCAGGATCTCCACCTGACCATTTTTGAATAGATTGATTTAACCCTTCATGTATGCATCTTATCGCATCTATAGGTAACTCTAGATGATAATATTTTTCTTCGTCTTCCATTATCCTAGTCCTGCGTTGAATCTCATGAACTCAATTGCATTTTTAATTTGATAAGTTCTATTAGTTATTTGTTTTAAAATACTTTCAATGTAAACCAACATGGTGTCATAGTAGTCTATCTTCAAACACACTGTAGATAATTTTTCATCAGCGTCAAGATACTTCTGCATCGTATCTTTATCACGTATCTTTTTTGGAAAAGGATTTTCTATATACACCTCAGGATCAGATTTACCACTAAAATATTCATATCTTTCGTGTCTAATATTTTTTCTCTGTTGTTCTGCTTTTTTTCTTAGTAAAAAAATTGTATTGTATATTTCAAAATACTTTGCATGTAGAGATGGTATTCCTAAAGATTCTTCATGTAGATTGTCTCTATCAATTTTTGAATCATTTTCCCACATCTCTTGAAGTTTATCAAGATCTATCATAAAGGAGTGCCATTAATATCAGCTATATTGTACATAGTATACTTGAAAGCAACGTCTGCTGTAAAGTACTCTTGATCTGTTTGAGTAGCATCAAAAGATAATGTTGATAATGAATAAGGGAATAAAGATTTAAAGAAAACTTGATATTTTGGAATCAAATTATTAGTTAAAATACTTAAAGTTCCATCAGAATATATATTATCTTGATCTCGAACATATCTACCGAAAACTTCTGCTTGACTTTCTAAATCTTCAAATTGATCTAGATTTTCTGGAAAACCTAAACCTCTTATCCAATTTTGAATTTCCATATAATTTCCTAGATCTTCATCAATTAAGAATCTTAGATTTAAATCTCCAAATTGAATTATATCGCCAGGTGTCGGAATAGGTCTGAGATAATTTGGTTGTTCAATGACTCCAAGTTGCAAATCAGGTATATTAACTTGATTACAAAAGAAAGCTGATTTCGGACATCTACGTAAACTAAATCTAAATCCGTTTGGACTTAAAAAATTTCTGTTTGTTATTTGACGGGATGTTCTTATCTCATCATATTCTTGAGTTGCCATTTTTATTATTCAGATACAACCGTGGCGTTAGTCCATCCACCATTTTTACCATCAGGATTTACAAACAAAGAACTTGGGTCATCACTGTATATTTTTCTTTCACTGTAATTATCTACCCAATGCCTATTACCTATGTAATACAATATTTTGGAAGAATCCCATAGTGAAGTTTTTTTAATGTGATATGCCATCATTAGACAACTATTTTAGTTATTTATTCAACTCCATCCAACCATACTTTAAAACTATACGGTGGCCACTGTGCAAATAGAGAGTTATTTGTTTCTCCCCCATAGAATTCTGGAATTACTTGATAGAAATCATTTTTTCTGGCATAATCAATATATGTTTGCATATGTGTGTCATTCCATTTCAAAGACCCTGCATAATCCCAAAATTCAGTATCATACTTTGAGCCAAATTGATAGTGCCAAAGGACAAAATTTTGAACTTGATCAATTAATTTTTTAATCTTATCTGATGGATCCTCTTTCTTTTTAAAAATATAATTCCAACACATCTTAATCCAATCGAGATATACATTAACAGAAGAAGATTCCATTGGTTCCAGAAAAAATAATCTATTACCGTTAAGAATGACTCTTCCATCAATTGGTTTATTCGCAACATAATTTTTATATCTAACATGTTTTTTCACTTCTACATCAAACATATTTTTTAAATTATATTCTGCTTCTACATTTGTAGAGCACTTATCATTATAACAATATCCAACACAATAATCATGTGATGGAGAATCTTCGTGCGTAGGAATAACAAATGTCCATCCATCTGGAGTTGCAATATGACTACTCCAATGTGTTCTAGTCAGGTCCCATTTTGGTTTTGCTAAAATAGCAGAATTAGTTGGATTCTTTAATATCTTATAATCGTTATAACTTTTTGGTTTTCCTCTACAATCAAATACATAATCAGCATCGATATTATCAATATCAAGAATCTCACTTTCTGTTACTTTAAAGTGACCGGACTCAAGAATTGATTTCTGCATTTCAAATGGACAATAGTGCATTGCCATTACATTTGCTGCAAAATGGTGAAAAAATTTATCTTTCTTTTTTCCCCATCCTTCATATAAAATACCACTCTTAAACGTGGCATGAATATTATTATCATACCAATTAAATCCTGTTGCTGCCCATAATAATCCTGGAGGATCTAATAAAGTCGCCTGGCCAACTCTTTCAGGTTCAACATTTGGATTATATATTAATTCTACCTCTAAATCTTTTACTTTTCTACCGTGCCATCCAAAAAATAATGCTGTAAATGACCCACCATTGCCTGCACCGACAACAACAATTTTCATAATAATCTTTTTTACTATTTATTTGCATAAAAAAGACCTCCCGAAGGAGATCTGTGCCATTATTATTTTGTTTTTTTCTT